CAACTCTGCTGTGACGATAGATGGCACATCTGTAACGCCTAAGTGGATAGGTGGCGCACCTACTGCTGGTAATGCTTCTGGACTTGATGTGTACCGCTATGCCGTAATTAAAACCGCAAGCGCTACATACACAGTTTTAGCATCTTTAACTCAGTACAAGTAATATGCCATTACAAGAAACCTCTGGAAATCTAACCACCGATGCTTTTGGGGGTGGTGTTGCTGTTGTGCCTAACTACATAGAGGATGTGTTCTCTACTTGGCTGTACACGGGTCAAGGCACAGGCGTTTCTCAAACAATCACAAATAACATTGACCTGTCTACTAAAGGTGGATTGGTTTGGCTAAAAAATAGAACAACCGCTTATAATCATAATTTATTTGACACCGCTAGAGGTGTAAATAACAGGATATTTTCAAACGACACATTAGCACAACTTACTACAGCACAGAGTTTGACGGCATTCAATACTACAGGATTTACTGTTGGAACTGTTGATAATGGGTTTACTGGAAGCGGAGAAAACATAGTCTCATGGACATTCCGCAAGCAACCTAAGTTCTTTGATGTTGTGACTTATACGGGTAATGGAACAGCAGGGCGGACTATTGCTCATAGCCTTGGCTCTGTGCCTGGATGTATTATTGTTAAACAGACGGATGTTGGAAATAATTGGGCGGTGTACCACAGAGCTTTAGCCACCCCACAATCTAAAACTCTTTATTTAAACGCTACAGATGCCGCAGGAGCTTCTAATTTTTGGAACAGCACAGCACCAACTAGTACCGTATTTACGGTTGGCTCCCCTGATGTTGTTAACGGCAACGGCAACACCTACGTCGCCTACGTCTTTGCCCATGACGCAGGAGGCTTTGGCTTAACTGGCACAGACAATGTGATTAGCTGTGGGTCTTTTACTGCTGATGGAAGTGGTAACGCTACAGTGAACCTTGGGTATGAACCACAGTTTATTATTCAAAAACTTTCTAGTGGCACTGGAAATTGGGAAACATATGACACCATGCGTGGATGGTCACAAACTCAGATAAAACAACTTTATCCTAATTTAGCTTCTGCTGAAGGTGGCGGTGCAGCTACTTTGTTTTATCCAACAGCAACTGGATTCCAATGGGTTGGTGGCGCATTAACTGCTGGTGGAACTTACATCTACATAGCCATACGCAGAGGCCCGATGAAAGTGCCTACTGATGCCACTAAGGTGTTTTTGCCATATATCTATGCTGGTAATGGTGGTTCAAATAGAGTAATTACACCGCCTACAAATTCTCCAGTAGACCTCATGTTTGGTCGTGGAAGAACTGCTGGAAATAATACAGGATGGTATGACCGACTTAGAGGTAAAGGCGACTCTTTAACATCAAACACGACTGCCGCAGAAAGCGTGCAAGCATCTTCACCAGAAGGCACATTAGGGCAAAATAATTTTACTGTTGATGACACCTATGGATTTTTAAACAATAATGGCGTAAATTATGCAATGTATTTAGCATCACGCGCCCCATCATTCTTTGATGAGGTTTGCTATACAGGTACTGGAAGTGCGACAACTGTGACGCATAACTTGGGTGCAGTGCCTGAGATGATGATTGTTAAAAATAGAGGTACTGTTGTTGCATGGAAGGTCTATCATTCAGCAATAGGTAACACTAACTTTTTAGAGTTAAATAGCACTGGTGCTTCTACTACTTCAACAACTATCTGGAACGATACAACTCCAACATCTTCTGTGTTTACTGTCGGTTCTGGAGCGGGCGTCAATCAATCTGGTGTAGCACAAGTAGCCTACCTATTTGCTACAGCCGCTGGTGTTTCCAAAGTAGGCTCATACACAGGCAACGGCACAACTCAAACTATAAACTGTGGGTTTACAGGTGGGGCAAGATTTGTACTCATTAAACGTACAGATTCAACAGGAGACTGGTATGTCTACGACACAGCCCGTGGCATGACTACATTAACTGACCCATATTTGTTGTTAAACAGCACAGCCGCAGAAACTGCAACGCTAGGTTCTGTAACAACAGTATCAACAGGTTTTGCTGTAAACGCCACAATTTTGGCGGCTATCAACACAAGTTCAGCAACTTACATCTTCTTGGCTATTGCATAAGGAAAATCATGGAAATCAGAACTCAATCAGGTCAAGTCATGTACGAAGCAGAGTTTCGTGCATATACCCTTGCTAATGGTGGCCCTACTTGGGGTACAACAACACCAGAAGTGCTTACAGAACTAGGCGCAAGCGTAGTCCTAGAAGGCGCACAAGCAAGCCCTACACGCTACCAAACGGCTTATCGTGATGGCGTAGAAGAAATAGATGGCAAGTGGTATACCAAGTATTCCGTAGTGGATATGGATGATGAAGCCAAGACTGCTAAAGACGCAGAACAAGCTAAAGCTGTGCGTGAACAGCGTAGTACCAAACTCAAAGATACCGATTGGACACAAGTAGCAGACGCACCTGTGGACAAGACAGTATGGGCAACGTATCGTCAAGAACTGCGTGATTTAACTAAGCAGTCTGGCTTTCCTTGGGAAGTTACATATCCGACCCAACCATGAAATTTGTCTGGAAAATCACAGAGCTAAAAAGTGTAGGTGATGAACTTACAGCTAAATATCACGCTTTTTTGATTGATGACATAACCATTGAAACTGAGGGCTATTGGACATTTATAGAACCTCGGTCTTTGGATGGTGCAACAGAAGAAACTGTGGCTAATTGGATTGAAAACGAGACTTCCAAAGATGGGGTAAGTAGCATAAAATCGAGGCTACTTGAGCAGTTAAATGCCGTAAAAAGCAGTCAGGATTTGGCGTTGCCTTGGAGACCACCAACTTTCAAGCCAAATTTATAAGATAAGGATTCAACATGGTAATGCCAATAGAAATCATTAGCAGAGCATTGAAGGACATTGGCGCACTAGAAGCTGGTGAGACACCTACGCCTGATGCGGCTGCGGATGCTTTCGATATGCTCAACGACCTTGTTGACCAATGGTCAAATGAAAACATGATGGTTTTCAACGTCACAGAGATTATCTTTCCTGTGATTGCTGGTCAAGTTCAGTACAGTTTAGGCCCTTACCCACAGACTACAAACTTTATTGGTGCGTCATTTAATGGGTCTATTTCTGGCAACATTCTTACTGTTACTACTGTAAATTCTGGTGCTGTGGCACAAGGTCAATTCTTGAGTGGAACTGGCATAACGTCAGGCACAAAGATTATTGGAAGCATTACAGGCGGTGGCGGTAATGTTATTCAAGCGGGTACATATCGCGTCAACATTAGCCAAACAGTAGCTACAACCTCGATTACAGCTAACTATCAAAAGCCATTAAACATAGATTCTGCCTTTGTGCGGATAAACACTACGTCTAATGGACAGCCGATTCAAGGCGGTGGTTTGGACTATCCAATATCGGTATTGGCGTTGCAAGACTATCAGATGATTGGTTTGAAGACGCTAAACGGCCCTTGGCCTAAAGCGGTGTACTACAACCCTAACGAAGATTCTGGCAACTTGTTTGTGTGGCCTAACCCTGCACAGGGCGAGATGCACTTGTTTGCCAATACTTTGTTTACCCGTTATGGCTCACTAAACGAATCTATTACCTTGCCACAAGGCTACTCAATGTGCCTTAGATGGTGTTTGGCAGAGCGTTTAATGCCTATGTATGGCAAAGCCTCACAGACCCAAATAGCGATGATTTCGCAGTATGCAGCGCAAGCAAAGTCTACGCTGAAACGCACCAATATGAGTCCGCTACAAGTGGCTCGTTATCCTGATGCGCTTTTGGTCAGCAAAGCAAAAGATGCAGGTTGGATTTTGACTGGAGGCTTTATTTAGTACATTTACAAATAAAGTTAATACCATGTACTACGTTTACCAACACAGAAAAGCAGATACCAACGATATTTTTTATGTTGGTAAGGGTAAGGGTACGCGGGCATTTAATGCAACTAAGCGTAGTAGTTATTGGAAAAATGTTGTAAACAAGCATGGATTCAATGTTGAATTTATTGCCAGAAATATTGATGAAGAATTTGCTTTTTTAATTGAAAAAGAAGCAATTGATGTATACAAAAAAAGGAATATTTCCTTAGTTAATCTTACGGATGGCGGGGAAGG